CGGATGATGCGTATACGAATACGTCTTGGGCCATTTCAGAAGGTTTAAATACCTTAGATCTTAAATCCGATTTATATAACATAAGAGAATGCCAGACTTGGTATGAAGGTGAAAAATGGGTTTTTACATGGGTGGAACAGGCAGGAGAGGGTCAGGATGACAAGGCTTCGGAACATGTAAGAGATATAAAGGTACTTCAGGAATTGAAACTTCCGTATGACCACGGAATGTGGACATACGTTAAGCATGATTATGAGCTTAAGAATACACGATGGTATTCCTCACGCGGTGTTCCGGAGAAAATTCGCGGTCTCCATCAAACCATTGAGAAAATGTATAACGCCCGTCTCATACGGGATGAACTTAACAATGCTCCCATGTGGCGCGTTTCGAAACAGTTGGGTTTGGCCGGTGATGAAATTCGTATGCGGCCAGGACAAGTTTTGGAAGGTGAAGCTGGCGAGATCGAGATGTTGAATAAAGGTATTACCACAGATGTTTCATCGGAACGGTTAGAACAGCAAGCTAAAGCTTATGCCGAGGAATATCTTTCAATCGTTGATTTTTCTCAGCGTTCGGCTGTCAATCAAGGTTCCGCTCGTACGGCCACGGAACTTCAACTCATCAATCAAGCCAGCACACGCCAAGTCAATATGGATATTGCTTTGTTCTTAGATACGCTCTCTGAGGTAGCAAATCATATGTACCTCATTACGAAACAAATTGTTCAGAAACCAACTAAAGTAGGAGGAGTTATTCTTACGCCTGAAGACTTTTTGGTTAAAGTTATTGTTGCCTGGTCTGGTTCTTTGGACGCAACAGACTATACCTTGCAGATTCAACGGGCCGTTGAGCGGATGCAGTTAGCTATGACCTATGGCCAGCCTGTAGGTATCGTGACACCTGATAATATCTACAATATGCTTCATGACATTTATGATAAAGATCCTGACGTAGAAATAACCTCCAAGTTTATCACGGCTCCGCAGTCTGCCAGTATGAGTCAAATGAGCCAACAACAGGAAGAAATCGTTCGTATGCTTAATGGATTTGATGTACCGGTTTCTCCCGATGATGACGATAACATCCACCTTCAAGTCATTGAACAATGGGCTTCGACTCCCCAAGGTGCACGAGCGATGCAGAACGAAGGCATTGCCGCACTTATTGAGAAACATACTTCAATTCACATCCAATCAGAGCAGATGAAAAATGGGATTAAAGCGCAAAACTCGCAAGGTTCGCAGGGGCGCCTCGGTGACCCCCGCTCCCTTAAAGTCGCATCAAGCAACGGACGCTTCTAAAACAACTGAAGCGAAAGACCTGATCCGTTATAACGGAGAACTGGTTGAAGCTCTTTATCTTAGTCCGGTATGGATTGAAATTATTGAACCTCTCATAACGGAGGGGATTGCTTCTGTCTCAGGCAGAAAGACGAATGGCCGATATTATCATGGGGACATCACGAAGCCAGAATCGAAACGTGACTTTTCTGCCGGTTATCAAAAAGCCCTTATGGACTTCACTAATTATCTCAATGACTTTGTGCTTGCGAAGAATAAAATAATGAAAGCAAGAAAAGAGGAAGAATTGGAAAAACAGGCTCCTATCTATAACCCATTTTTGGAGGAAGGTGATGTCTAAACACGGAACGCATAAAAAGAAAAAGAATAAGAAGATCGCTAAAGTGATGAGAGAATTTAAGCAAGGAACGTTGAGGTCCAGCTCGGGTCATAAAGTGATTGACAGACGACAGGCACTCGCAATCGCAATTTCGGAATCCAGGAGGAAAAAGTGAAACCCAGCGTTAGAAAACAAGACAAGAAAGAAGAATTTAAACCTGTGCTAAAGCCGTACCGTGAACGTGATATGCGCCAGGAAGCGATTGATATGGAAAGCCATCAAGCTAAAGAACTTTTTGGGAGTAAAGATGACACGCCAGACAGAAGAATATGAATTTGCGAGAAAGATTATGAAGCGGGAATCAAAATACCCGAATGTCTATTCAAAGAATAGAAGAGAAGCTATGCTAACCCGTATTGCGAAAGATTTTGGGGACAAGGGATTGAAGGAATTTAAAAGGGAATTTAGAAATGATTTTAAACGCAGATAATTGAGTGAATCTGGTAACTGAAACTTCCCATGAGGCAAGAGTCATAAAGATGATTCCTAAGAAACTTTTAGAAGAAATAGAACTCTGGATGCAGGAGAAGCGGTACGGCAATCTGCAAATTAACTTCTCCGGCGGCAAGATTATAAATTTCAACCGTCTGCAATCCGTTAAAATGGAGTGTCTTGGAGCTATTGAATCCGCAAGTGCCGTGCTCGAATCTGAAGTCAAACTTGACCCGCCATGTTAAGATTAAGTCATAAGACCCCTACGTCTTAAAACTAGTGCCATGGTTTCTAAGGTTTCCTAAACCTTTGGGAGATCCAACGGAACAAGAAGTTAAGGTCACTGAAGCACCTGAACCTGAAGAAAAGGTCGAAGCTCCTGCTGATGAACCGCTCATTGATAACCGTCGTGCGGAAGTAGAGAAACTGGTCACAGCGTCTCATCTGGAAATTTCTGAAGGCGAGACTTCTCCTAAAAAAGCAGAGGAGAAGAAAGAGGAAAAGCCTGAGGAACTTGACCCCATTGAGAAAATCAAAAAGTCAGTCCAGAAGCGCATTGACAAGGTAGTGGCTCAAAAGAAATCCGTTGAGGAAGAATTGGCTGAAGCGAAAGCTGAACTTGCCCGCCTCAAGTCTTTTGAATCCAAAACTCCTGAGAAATCTGATGCTCCACCGACCGTAGAACAGGTTGAAGCTTATATCATCAAGATGCGCGAGGAAGGCAATACAAAGGAAGAAGTTGCCGCTATGCGCTATCTGATCAAGCTTGAAAAGGATCAGGCTTTAAAGGAAGTTAGGGAAGAACAGACGAAGGCTCAAAAAGCTGAGGAAGAAGCCAAAGCTCGTCAGCTTCAGGATTGGACAGCTCTTCAGAATGATTATGTGGATTACACTTCTGAAGGCAAACCGAATCCGAAATCCGACTTGACGCTTGCCAACCAAAACGGTCTTCTCTACAAGACAGCATTAAGCCTTTATAATGATAAAGAACTTCATGCTGATTATTATAATGATCCTGATATCATTCAGGGTTTCCGCAGAGCCGTAGCAGACGCTTATCGTGAAATTCATCAACAAGGTCTGGTTCAATCTCCTAAGGGGGAAGCGTTAAAACAGTCGTTAAGGATTTCTCGTGACGTGCTTGCTGAACCTGGCACGGAATTGAGCGACGAAACTCCTGAGGCTGGTACGCTAAAGCCCCTCTCTGATGCCGACAAGGTAAGAGAAGAAATCGAAGCGAGGCGGAAAAACCGATACGTTCGGAAACCTTCCTAAACCATAAGGAACTGATATGGGACAACAAATCTTCGCCACAAATAGTCTTGGCGGATTTTTCACGAATAACCAGTTATCTATGCAAATCCGTCACCGTTCTCAGACGATGCAGAAGTTCAGGCAGTTTACAGATGCTGAAGCTGCTGCTGGTCAGAACCGTGGTTCCAAGGTATTCTTTGACAAAATCTCGAACATCTCGACCGCGGGCGGCACGCTTATAGAAACTGAAACCATACCAAAAAGGAACTTTACGATTACGCAAGGGACTCTTACTATGACTGAGTATGGGAATTCAATTCCCTACACTCAGAAATTAAAGACTCTTGCTGACATCCAAGTTCCCGAAACAATCAAAACTGTTCTGACTAATGATATGAAAGTTGTGTTGGATTCTGCTGCTGCAACGCAGTTTAAAACCAATGATTACATCGCTACGATTACGAACACGGCAACAACTACGTTCGGAACGGCAGGTGCGGCTCTTGCGACTGCGGGAGCAAATATGTCTGATAAGAATGTACGGGATATCATCGATCAGATGAAGAAACTGAACATTCCACGGCGCGATTCCGATATGTATGTTTGTATCGCTTCAACCAACAGCATTCGCGGATTGTATGATTTCTTTGAAGCCAAGGCAGATCAAACAACTATGGATCCCCTTTATCGTGGTGAAGTAGGCCGTTACTATGGCTGCCGGTTTGTAGAAGAGACAAACTTTCTTGTGAATACGGATGGATCGAATGGTCTTTATGGAGAGGCGGTGTTCTTTGGCGCAGATGCAGTACGTGAAGGAATCGCAATTCCAGAGGAAATCAGAATAGGTATTCCGACAGACTTTGGACGCGACCAAGGCATCGCGTGGTATGCCTTACTTGGTTTTCAACAGACTTGGGATTATTCGTCTGATTCAGAAACCAGGATCATAACCGTAGATTCACTATAAGAA